TGACCAGATCGCAGCCTCCACCAGCCGTGGCTACGGCCCGTTTCGCTCAGGTGTCGAGAAGTACCGTATCCGCTGCACAGGGGGCGTTCTCACTTACGCTGAGAGTGCTCAATTGGAGGGGGACGCTACCCAATACGAGACCCCTGTCACCGGGGCCACCATCACCATCAGCGACAACTACCGCACCCTGGTGGTTGACCCGGCGGGCACCATCGCAACGCTCACCATCAATATGCCGGCCAACCCAACGGACAAGCAGTTTGTCTCGATCTGCTTCGACGCTACTGTGACCACCCTGACCATGGCGGCGACGGGCCATACGCTGAAGAACGGCTTGGCCACGGCCCTCGCCACCAGTTTCGCAACTTGGGAGTTCCGCACTGCCGATCTCACGTGGTGGCGCGTCGGCTGAGATGACAACCTTCAACCAAGCATAGAAAGGAGGCGATCCCATGAAGTCGAAGAAGACGAAAAAGGGTGGTGGCAAGCCCAAGAAGTGCTGATCTGCTGACGTACCGGCAGGTGGGCCACGGTGGATGCCGTGGCCCTTTCGCAACCCAACAGGACCTCTTGCGTGGTCCAACAAGCGGCGAAAGCCTTTAAGATTCACTTAGTGGCAAGTTGCTGTATTTGCCACGAAACACTGCCGCTGATGCGGATGCTGACGCGGTGCCTTGGGGGCGGATGCCCCTTGACTCTAGGGCGGATGCCCACGGAGATTGAAGATGCCTTTCAAGTATTCAGACGACGGTCAAATCGTGACTGCTGAGGTCGGCGGCGTTCGCCTGCCTGTTTTCGTCCACCCGGACAAGAAGGAAGTTCCACTCGATGCGGATGGCACCATTTCTCGGATCAGCGCACTCAATGCGGAGGCACAAGGCCACCGTACCGCCAAGGAAGAGGCCACGGCCAGACTCCAGGCGCTCACTGCCGTGATCGGAGAAACGGACCCGGAAAGCGTGAGGAAGGCTTTGGACACGGTCAAGAACATTGACGACAAAAAGCTGGTGGATGCCGGCCAAGTCGAGACGGTTCGCGCCGCTGCCACCAAGGCCATGCAAGAACGGCTTGATGCCGCTGTTGCATCGTCAACGAACGCGATCAATGCGCTGACGCAGGAGCGGGACGGCTTCAAGAACAAGTTTCACCGCGAAATCATCGGTGGCGCCTTTGCCCGCAGCAAGTTCATCAACGAAAAGTTGATCGTGCCGCAGGACATGGTGGAAGCTCTGTTCGGTCAGCAGATCAAGATCGAGAACGACAAGCTCGTCGCCTACGACTCACAAGGGCAGCGTATCGCGTCTCGTTTGCGGCCCGGGGACTTGTACCCGGACCTGGATGAGGCACTCGAAATCATTGTTGACAACTACGCCCACAAGGAACGCATCCTGAAGGGTACCCAAGCCTCTGGCGGCGGTGCTCAGAACGGTGGCGGTGCCGGGGCCGGCTCCAAGACCATTACCCGTGCTGCTTATGAAGCACTGGACCCCTTCCAGAGGCAAGCTGCCTTGAAGGACAAGGCACTCGTTGACTGAGGTTTCCCACAAGGGAGTCTGATGGTCAGAGTGTCAATCGCTCTTTTGTCTTGTTTTCAATCAGGGTCCATCGTGACCCATCTTCTCAACTGGCAACTGCAAACTGAAAGGTAACGCCATCATGGCTAACACTCTGACCAATCTGATCCCTGACGTGTACTCGGCACTCGACGTGGTGTCTCGTGAGATGGTGGGTTTCATCCCCGCTGTCATGCGCGACACCACCGCTGAACGCGCTGCTGTCAACCAAGTGGTTCGCTCGTTCGTGGCACCCGCTGTCACGGCTGGCAACATCACCCCGGGCGTCACGCCGCCCGATGACGGCGACCAGACCTTCGCCAACAAGACGGTGACCATCACCAAGGCCCGCCGTGTGCCGTTCCGTTGGAACGGTGAGCAGACCCGTGGTGTGAACAACGGTGGCCCCGGCGCCCGCTCCATGCAGGCGGCCCAGATCGAGCAGGCCATCCGCACGCTGACCAATGAGATGGAGGCCGACCTCGCTGGCCTGCACATCTATGCGTCCCGCGCTCACGGTTCGGTGGCCACGCCCTTCGCTTCCGACCTGAGCGACACCGCCAACGTCCTGAAGATCATGAAGGACAACGGTGCCCCGCCGACGGGCATGAGCCTGATCATCGACACCACGGCTGGCGCGAAGATGCGTACTCTGACCCAGCTCACCAAGGCCAACGAAGCGAACGACGCTTCGATGTTGCGTCAGGGTGTGCTGCTCGATGTGCACGGCTTCGCCATCCGGGAGTCGGGTCAGATTGCGACCCACACCAAGGGCACTGGCGCTTCGGCCACCACCGACAACGCTGGCTACGCGGTGGGCGCAACGACCATCACCCTGGCTTCTGCGGGAACTGGCACCATCGTGGCGGGCGACATCGTCACCTTCACGGGTGACACCAACCAGTACGTGGTTGCCACGGGCGACACCGATGTGTCGAACGGCGGCACCATCGTGCTGGCGGCTCCGGGCCTGCGCAAGGCACTGGCGGCCTCAGCGATCAACATCACGTTGATCGCAAGTTGCGCCCGCAACATGGCCTTCACCCGCAACGCCATCGTTCTGGCCACCCGTGCACCGGCTCTGCCGGATGGCGGCGACTCGGCGGTGGACCGCACCTTGGTCACGGACCCGCGTTCGGGCATGACCTTCGAGCTGGCGATGTACGCGCAGTACCGCCAGATGCAGTACGAAATCAGTGCTGCGTGGGGTGTGGCGGCCATGAAGACCGAGCACATGGCGCTTCTGCTGGGTCTGGCTTGACCTGAGTGAGTGATCCCGGTGTAAGCCGGCGAGGGGGTGCAGAGCCCCCAGTATCCGGGTCGCGCATAGGTTGCAAGTGGGGGTTGAGCGCGGCTCTTTTACGGGTCCGGTGCTTCTTCGGATCACCGGACTCCTTTTGGAATCAGGAGAATTCACATGACAGTGATGAAAGTGAAATCCACGCACCCCGCATCACAGGGGCCTTTTGTTCTGATCGAGGAGCGTGACTACGATCCGGCAGTGCACAAGCCGTACCAGGAAGAGCTGCCCAAGGCTCGCGCAGTGCCACCGGCTGCGGCGGCTGTGAAGCCCGTTACCCCAGCAAAGGGGTGACATCGTGGCTTTGGTCGTGGAGGATGGAAGTGGCTTGTCCAACAGCGAGTCCTACATCAGTGTTGCGGACGCCACCACGTACCACTCAGTCCGTGGCAACACGGATTGGGCCGCACTCGCCAGTGACACGGTGCGCGAGCAGTTGCTGCGCAAGGCCAATGACTACCTGAAGGCACAGTACCGACTGGCTTGGGCCGGGGCTCGCAAGACCACCACACAAGCTCTTGATTGGCCGCGTGTGTGGGTGCCAGTGCCTGACCTCAGCACTCGCTACATCGGCAGCTACTACCCGGCTGGGTACTTCCCCAACGATGAGATTCCCCCCGAGGTGAAGGCAGCTGCCGCGATCTTGGCTTTGATCGCCAATGCTGGCCCGCTGATGCCGGATATTGCGCGAACGGTCAAGAGTGAGAGCGTGGGCCCCATCTCAGTCACCTACGCCGACAACGGGCCGCGCCAATACCCGCTCTACACGTTGGTGGACAACTTGCTTGTGTCCTGGCTGGACGGCCAAGGCAACGGTTTGGTGCTACGGGGTTGAGCATGTGGCGCGTCGTCACGTGCAATGAGCTGAAGCAACGTCACGTGATGCCTGTGGAAGACCTGAGAGAACACGAAGTGACACTCTCGTGCTGGTGTCACCCAGTGCAGGATTGGGAAGACAGCACAGTCATCGCGCACAACGCCATGGATCAGCGGGAGCTGATCGAAACCGGCGAAAGGAGAGTGCAGTGAGCGAGTACACCAATGCCCGAGCGCTCGCTGAGCGGATGATTCGTCTGAAGGGCGGTGTGCTCACCCTGACCAGAACCACAGCCGGAACTTACGATCCAGCGACAAGCACGACCTCTGCTTCCACGGTCACCGCCTACTCTGGCAGTGCGTTCCGGGAGAACTACAGTCTCAAGGAGGTGGACGGCACTCGTGTGCTGGCCAGTGACGTGCGGTTTCTGATCAGTCCGTTGCTCAGAAGCGGCGGTGAGCTTCCCACTCCGAAGCCCAGCACTGACGT